GCCTCGAATGCCAGCGGGCGAGCACCCGGCCCATGAACCCGCCGCGACGCGGGCGAAACTCGACGGCCCTCGCGTACGGCACCTCGTTGACGATCACGTACACCGCCGGGTTGCGCCCCTTCTGCAGGCGCCACCCGGCGCGCAGCCGGCCGGTGTCGACCGGGGTGCTGTCAACCAGGTCCTGGCGCACCTGCTCAGCCGTCTGCCGCACCCGCATGTCAACCGCCTTGCGCGGCAACGTCCGATCAAGAATCCGGTAGCTGCTAGGCATTCGGCGGTTCCGTCGTGTCCGGCCAGTCGTCGACGCTCGAGACGGTCGCGACCAGACAGTTCATGTTCCCGGTGCCGGTCGGATCGATCACAGCCCGGACCTGGGAGCAGATGAACCACACGTCCCCGAACGGCCGCTGCGCCTGGATCAGCGTCCCGTCGACGATCCCGCAGTCGACGGGGGCGTACAGATCGCCGCGCTGATCCGCGTTCGGCTGGTAGGGGCCGTGGCCACCGCCGTCCGCGGCGGCGGGGTCCGAACTCCCGGCCCGGAGCTGCAGCGCGACCTGCCCGGCCCAGAACGGGCCGGTGGCGGGGAGCGCCCACCCGTGCGCGTCGAACTCCGGTGTCGCGGACGCGTACGCGGACACCTGGTCGGTCGGGAGCAGCACCCCGATCAGCGTCGCCACCGGGACGGCAGGCGGCGGCGTGGACGTCGGCGGGACGGTGACGACGCCGGGGTCGGGTGTCGTTGTCGTCGGCGCCGTCGTGATCGGACCGGTGTCCGGCGGCACCGTCGCGGCCGCGTAGCCGCGGTCGAATGTCAGGTCGTACGTTCGGGCGGGGACGGTGACGCTCACGGCGGGTTCTCAAGGTTGCGCTGCCACCAGTCGATCGGCCACTCGTCGAGGTCGCCGGGGATCAGCCAGATCGATTCGAACGTGCCGAGCATCGACCGCAGCCAGTTCGCCCTCGCGATCGCCAGGCTGAACGGGTCGCCGCCGCCGGCGTAGGTGACGGACTGCGCGCCGGTGTTCACGCTGGTGGTCGCCGGGGCGACCGGCAGTTGCGCCGCGTAGCTCTCCCACATCAGAGCGGCGACCAGGTACGGGTTGGCGTTCGGATTCGCATCGGCGATCTGCTGCGCCGTGTCGGCGGGCAGCCCGCCGGTTGTGGGAGGGTCGAGCGGCGGCGCCCACAGCTGCCACGGCGGCGTCGAGGCCGTGGAAGCCGTCGCCGTGACGCTAGAGGGAGTGGGCGCCGCCGCCGAGCTCGTCATTCAGACTTACGGGGCCGGTGCGGCCGGTTCGGTCGCGGTCCAGGTGACCGCCGCGAACGGTTTCTGCGGCGCCTGCGCGCCCGGGGTCGCGAGCGCCGGCTGCCCTATCGCAGCGCCAATTCTGGCGTACACCTTGACCAAGCGGACGTTATCCTGGAAAGCGGAGGCGAGGATCGCGCCAGTGCTGTCGAGCAGCACCCCGTCGTCGGACAGTCCGAACGTGACGTCCTCCCGGATTCCGATCGCGAGGTACTGCCAGCCGCCGACGATCGCTTCCGCCGCGGCGCCCTGGAACACGACGGACTGTTCGATCGGAACGCCCCACAGCGTGTTGCGGGGGGCGACAGACGGCGACTCGTTCGCGTCGAGATATGCGGCGCGCAGCACAGCGCCGATCGCGGCACCGGCACCGATCCCATCCGGAACGATCCCTTTGCCTTCGATGTCCGCGAACCCGTTCGAGATCGCGTCGAGCGCGTCGGTGCCGGTGACCGGGTCCGCAAACGCCATCACACCGCCGACCGGGAAGCTCGCAGGCGCATTCGTGCCGAACAGCACCGCCTCATCGATGGCGTACGCGATCGCCGACGCGAGCGCCCGCTCAACCTGCCCTTCCACGTCAAAGTGGGCGTCCATGATCCAGGCCCGAGGGACGGGAACGGTGCAGGCCACCTCTTCTGCCTGGATCTGCGCTGAAGTCCACTGGATCTGCGAGGCGGGCTTACGGCCGCCGTATGCCGGGTTGACCCATTCGGCCTGCGGCATGAACGCGATCAGCGGGATCATCTCCATTGCCTCGCTCATCCGCAGCACCCGGCCGAGTCTGAGCACGACGGATGTTTGTTCGATCAGCCCGACGAAGTCAGTTGCGACGCCGCGGGGCAGCAGCTCGCTGGCGTTCGTCCACGGCGGGACGGTTACCGGGGCGGGCGGGGTGGTGGTGCCCATAAAGCCAAAAACCTCCTGCCGCACGCCTGGCTGGCGCGAGGCGTTGAACTGCTAGGTCAGGTTTTCGGCTCCGTACCTGCGGTGGCCGGCGTGTCAGCCCGCGGCGGCGTACCCGCGCCCTGCTCCCGGGGCTACGACCCGGAAGATACCGCGCCCGACGGTTATGTCAATCCGCGGCGGATCCACCCTTCGCGTGGCGCGGTCGGCGGCTGCGACCGGCCGCCCTGGGAGATCAGCACCCCACGCGGCCTGTCCCTGGGTGGCAACCGGTTCTCCGCGAGCAGGTCGTCCAACGCCTTTTCGGCTTTGCGATCGTCGCCTGCGAGGGCGTCGAGGTCAAGCAGCCGGACGGCGTCGTCGGCGTTCTGAAACCGGGACGCGGCGAGGCTGCGGACGCGTTCGCCGAACAGCTGGCGTTGAAACTCGGCGGTCACGACCGCCCGTTCGTCGTCGCGGGCCTGCTTGACCGCCTGGTCGAGCGCCTCCGTCGCCTCGCGGGTTCGGCGTTCGTCGTCGGATTCGTGCTTGCGTTTGATTGCGTCGAGCTGTTTGAGCGCGTCGTCGCGTTCGCCTTCGGCTTTGCGTTGCGCGTGCCGGCGGGTTGCGGTTTCGCCGGTCAGCCGTTCGATGTACTTCCGGGCGTGCTCGTCCAGGTTTTCGGGTAGGCCGTTGCTGTCGGACGCGTCGTCTGACGCGTCCTGCGGCGTCGTGTCGGCCTCGGTGGTGTCTGCCAACGGTTTTTCCTCCTGATCAGAATTCGGGGGCGGGAGAGCAGCCGCACGGGCCGCCTGACGGGGTACCGTGCGGCACCGGCACACTCCCGGCCGTGAGGTAGCGGGCGCCGGTTGAGGCGATGAACTCGCACCAGTCGCACGCGCCGACATCCGGCTGCAGCCGCCACCTGGGCCGGCGGCCGGCGGCGTTCGCCGCCTCATCCAGCCCGGCCCGCTCGGAGTCCTGTAGCGCGCCCTGCGCCAGCCCGGACGCGTACGCCTGAGCTTGCGTCAACGCCAGTTCGAGCTCGACGCCCTGGTCGAGCAGTTCGGACAGCCTGAGCAGCCCCGCCGCGGCGACGTCGGAGTCCGGTCCGATCAGAATCCGCCGCAGCGCCCGGGCGACGTTCACCGGTTCCAGCAGCGGGGCGTACGCGGCGATGTACGCGGCTGCGAGCCTGACGGACGCGCGCTGCCCGCCGGCGACGATCCACGCGACCGCGGCGGCGTACGCCGCCGTGCTCCGGCGGTCCGCGGCGAGCAACACGCCGGCGACCTGCGCGCCGGTCGTCTGCCGCAGCCGGTGCTGCGCCTGCTGGTGAATCCGATCAGCCAGCATTCGCGGCGGCGTCCTGCGCGGTCGCCGCCGCCAGCAGCTCCGAGGCGGCAACCTCCTGCATCGCCTCGTCGACCTGCTGCGGCGACATGCCGGTGTACTGGAACAGCATTCGCTGCGGCCACCCGACGGTCTGCAGCTTGGTCGCGGCGTCCGCGACCTGCGCCGGGTTGCGGCGTTCCGCGTCGACCCACTGCACCTCGAGCGTGTCGATGTCGATCGGCCGCCCGGCCATCCGGGCGCGCAACGCTTCGGCCTGTTCCCACGCCTCCCCGTAGGACGCCTGCCGGTCGACGCACTTGCTGACCAGCTCGGACTCCCCCGCGATCAGCGACTCGGCCGACGGCGGGTTCGCCAATTGCGTCATCACGAGCATGTGCGCAGGCACCCGCGAAATGGCAGCCAGCGTCGACACTTCGGCGTCGATCGCCTGCAGCCACTGCCCGACGTCGGAGGCCTCGAGCGTCCCGAACCGGCCCTGCGGGTCGGTGTTCACCCACAACCTGTCAACCGCCGTTTTGAACGGTTCGACCGGCTTCCCGGTCGTCGGATCCCGCGGCACCTGCAGGCCCGTAGCCCACTTCTGTCTGAACGACGCCGTCGCCGACGACAACATCTTATCCAGCGTCAAACGGTCGATCCTGCGCAACGTGGGGACCAGGTCCTCGATCTCGGAGGCGCCGCCGGACAGCACGTTGATCCGGTTCTCGAACGGCACCACCAGCGGCGTCCCGAGGTCGTTCGGTTCCTCCCCGACGAGCTCCCAGGTGAGGTTCCGGCCGCCGCGAAGGTTCCGGTCATCGACCGGGAACCCGGCATCGTCCCGCAGCGGCTGGTCAAGCTGCGCGATCCACCGGTGCGTCGCGTCGGGCCGGTACAGCTCGCAGACCCACACGGCACGGCTGTAATCGAGCGGGAACAGCTTCAGCGCCGCGGCGACCTTCTGCCGGTCCGCCAGGTCGGGTTCGTGGGTGACCTCGAACGCGGACTCCGGCACGACCCTCGGTTCGCCGTCGTCGGCCCGGCCGACGGACACGTACCCGCACCCGCCGATCAGCGACTCCACATAGACGAGCCGTTGGTCGGCGTTCAGCCGGGCGCGAATGAACGCCCGCCACGCCTCGCGGGCAGCATCCGGGTCGTCCGCCGCGCGGAACCCCTGCACCCGCAACCGTTCGGCGATCGCGTCGACAACCAGCCGCGCCCACGGCGTCACCGCTGAGCTCAGAAACAGCTGATAGGCGTTCGCGTACTTCGCCGGGACGTCCGGCAGGTCCTGCTTGCCGCGGTACCACCGCCACA